CTACAACGAAAACGATGCCCGTGCTAAAAAGGCACTGAGGGATTATTTAGATTCAAAGGGAATCCCAACTGTTGTCCATGAGGATTACGGCCCAGACATCAAGGCCAGTCTTGAGGTGTTCTATGAGGTGGAAATAAAGAAAGGCTGGGAAGGAGACTGGAACGAAAATTGGGATACAGTAAGAATACCTGCCAGAAAGAAAAGGCTAATGAAGAACGGCAGGAGAGTCGTGTTCTGGGTTATGAATAATGACTGCACCCAAGCATTCCGTGTATACTCCTCGGACATGAAGGATGAATATATAAAGCCCGTTCCAAATAAATTCGTGCCAGAAGGGGAATTATTTTACTGCCTGCCTGTAGAGGTGGGGGCTTTTATATCACTGGAGCAGTGAGTTAAGCAAGCTGGCACCACCAGCAGCTCCGGCACCTTGGTCAAGAAGGCCCTTCCTCATTTTATTTTTTAGCACCTGATTAGTAAGTAGGCTATCCTCATGGGCTGCTTGTATATTAGGGGTTTTTTGCTGGTACATCTTCTTACCTGCTTCATCCAATCTAGCCCCACGTTGTGTGCCAGCAACTAAATCGGTTGCTTGCTGTGCCAGTCCTGCCGGGTTACGGTTTGCTATATTTGATACTGCCCGGATTGACTGACTCATCTCTTCTTCTCCTGCATCTGCTGCCAGCTTCTCAGCAGTGGGGGAACCTCCAACGATCTTGTTTTTCACATCAACAAATCCTGACAGTAACTCGTTCTGTCTTAGGAACCTTGCTCTTTTTTCAGGGTCAGGTATCAGGAGTTCCAGCTTCTTCATGTTTTGTTCATTCATAAAAAACGTGGACATGCCTTTAGGATTTACACTTGAGCTTTCTATCTTTTTGGCAAGCACATTAAAGGCAGCATTACGAAACTCTGCTCTTTCTGCATTTGTCCTCAGCTTTGTTGAATGCTCATAGAATTTATCAAAGGCATCCTCACTGTCAAATAACTTCTTACCCATTTCGGTGGCATCCTTTAATTCCAGATAGCCGGCATAGGTGTCCCTTGCCTGTTTATAGTCACCATTATATTTTTCGATAACATCCAGCATAGTATTTTTATGCTGTGTCATTTGGGCAGCAAGTGCTTTTACATTTGGGTCTGGATGGAAAATGGAGTCTTTCCCAAATTTTGAACTGAGGGCCTTCTTTACTTTGTCTAAGGCATACACCGGGAACTGGTGCCCTTCAGGGAACCCTTTTTTTGGCATGGGGGCTAATTTTACAGGGGGGGTATCATGTTTTGCTAAATATATTGCCCTTTTATATGCTTTTTTAAATTCTGGCATCATAAACAGTGCATTCAAGTCTGTATCGGATACTGTCCTGAATTTTCCTTTAGTATAAAATGCCTTATTATAAACCGGGGTTGATTCCTCCTTTGCAGTTTTCCTGAATACATCATCTGCCTGTTTCAAGGACATACGTTCACCACCTGTGGCATCTTGTAGGAAGTCGTAAAGATACTGACGTACCTTGCCAGCACGTGCTACCAGTTTTTTCTCAGCATCATCTGGTATCTTGTCTCCCTTCCTCATAATAGTACCTGCCAGATTTTGACCCTTCTTGCCTAGAAGATCAACCTCCATAACTTCATCACCTAACCCAAGGGCCTCATATTCTTGTAACCTCATATCTTTCTGGACCAATGTAACTCCATCCTTTTTATCAACCTCTTCAAGCATCTGCTCACCCTTTATTTCTGCTGTGGAAAGTTCTTTCTCGACGGGTTTGCCTAGCTTTTTCTTTATAGGGGTTGTGAATTTTTTTACGGCCCATTTCAGAATAGGCATTGCTAATTCTCCTAATGCTCCACCAATTCCTCCAGCACCAACACCTAAGTAAACATTCTCATCCTTTGCTGCTGCTATTCCTCCACCTTCCACCATGCCAACTGGACCATGAAGTGCCACACCTTTTCCTATATTTCTTACAGTTTGTCCTGCCACTGGCATTAGTGCTGGCACCTTTTTTACTAAACCTCCCACTATCTCTGGACCTGATGCCATTGCTCCTACCATCTCTGTACCCATTGCTACATTTGGATTTTCGTCAGCAAATTTTTTATCTTCAGCTTGGATGGCCTTAACCGATTCAGAGTAGGTTTCTGCTTCAGACTCATCTCTCCAAGGCATATTTTTAGCTGCCCACCTTCCTACTGCCCGTGCTGGTATAGCAAGGCCAAACGTCCTTCCTGTAATAAGACTGTCAGTTGCTTTGTTAAAGTATTGTAGCCCGTCAGTAACAGTATCCCAAAAACTCCAATCTGCATCCCCTACCCCTTTTTCATTTTCTTTCTTGGTTTGGTTATTTACTGCCCTTTCAAAAGATGCAGGAGTATACCCCCGTTTTTTGAGAAACCCTTCGATAACCTCTTCAGGAGTGCCACCCTGTCTTGCCTCTATAACTCTTCTGGTTATATCAGGCAGGGTTGTATACTTCATTTTTTTCCTGTCTTTATGCAGTCTATTTTTCAGTGTTTCAGCCATTACTAATCTTCTATTGTTGTTGCATCTAAGGCTTGAGGTTCAGTAATATTCCCTTCAGTATCCACTTTCACATCTTGAAATTTTGGATCAACCCAAATCTGGTCGTTGTATCCTGCTTTCTTTGAAAACATTGATTTAATTCTGTTGGCACGGTTCCTTGAAACCCGTAAAAGTATTTGAAGTTTTACCTTTGCAGAACTAACTGTGTCAGTGGTATCAGGGAAGAATGGTGTTGAAAATTTAATCTCCCCATCGGTCATCTGGGAACCAATCATTTCGTTACGTTTAATAAGGCCAGCCTCAGTTTTTAGAGCAGAAAATGCCTGAACAACAGCAGGTTTTAACTTATCTGTAATCCGGCCTAAGACGATGCCAGTTTTCTTTGCTACCTCTTCTTCTTCATTAATTAAATTTAAGGCTGCCTGTGCTGATTCCATTACACCTAAATCAACATTATACATCTTCATTATCATGGCAGGTGGCTGGGCCAAGACCTCTTGTCTAGTTAATTCATTGTGTGCCTCTTTGAGTGCCAGCATGGGGTCATCCCCCTGCATTAATAAATTAATTCCAGACTTTTTCTGTGCTGTGAATATTTCAGGGTATTGTGTGTATAAGTTCTCTAGTTCACCCTGTAATACCTGTGTATCTAAAGCATTCAGTGGGACATTCCTTTCGGTCCAGTCCTCTTTGAGCATCTTTTTTATTGTGCCATTCTTATCTATTTCAACTTGAGCAACATCTTCTGGCAATGTATCACCATATTTAGCAATAAACTCTTGCCTTGATAAGTAATCAGTACCAGAATCTAAGTTTTTCTGTTGTTGCTTAAGACTTATATTGTGTGATGCAATCTCCCTTTCGATCCTCTCCTCTTTCCATCCATTTTCCTTAGCCCTTTGCTCAAAATTTTCTTTATGCTCTATTTCCCAATGTTTTGTCTGTTCCTTAAACTTATCTTGGTCGAATTCAAATCTTTCCTCTGCAAGCTCCTGTGCATCTTCTTTAAGTTCATGTGCAGCAGATTCGGTCATGGTATGGCCCTGTGCATTCTTAAACTCAAATGACATGTTGCCATTTGAATCTCTCATTACTTGGACTGAAGTAATGCCATCCTTTATTAATTCTTCAGGGGTTCTAAAGCCAGCTTTGGCTAAATGGGTTTCGGCAGCTTTATATCCTTCACTTTGGGGGTTCCCTAGACTCAGGTCACCTGTGGGTAGTGCTTCAACTTCAGGGTCTACTTTAACCCGTTCCTTAAAACCAGCTACAGGTATGTCGGGTTTATTTTTGTCAGGATGGGAGTAAAACTGCTCTGTATTACCCTCTTCAGTTTCTCTGGTTATTAATTTATATCCACTGTACGGATCAACTTCTTTAACAATATCTTTAGCTTCTTTTATGCCAGCTACTGCTATATCTTCTTTTTCTGGATCAGGATGGGACCAAAACTGGAGTGTATTACCTGCATCATCCTTTTTGGTTAATAAACTGTATCCCTCATACTGATTTTCTTTTTTCTTCTCAGTACCCTTAACTTCTGTAATTTTATTATTCTTTTCATTTACCTGCCATTTACGGTCAGTTGGGTAACCTAAAGCTCCTGCCTCATAGTCATCAAGTGTCCTGAATGATTCTCCTTCTTTTTCTTCTTTTGTTATTCTTTCCTCAAGTTTTTCATGTGCCAGCTTCGGGTCAGTATCATAAATACTCATAAACCAAGTCTGGTCAGCATGGTTCAAGTTCTGATTTTTCAGTGCTGCCTGAAAATTTATACGTAAAGCCTGTTTCTGGTTTGCTTCTGCCTCGACTGATTGTTTAGCCTCCAGTGCTTCCTGTTCTGCCTGCTGACGTTCCAGCATTGCCTGCTGCTCCTGCTGGTTCAGTGCATCCTGCTGATAGTACCCCTGTATGCCAGCAGGGATGGCATGACCAATAGCCTGACCAAAAGACATAGGTGTGTACCTCGGCCCAGAGTGCCTAAGCAATGAAGCACCTGCCTGAAGAGCTGCCATTCTCATGGGGTCAAAGCCGGATTCTTCCTGTTCTTCTTCCTCCTGCTTTTGCAAAGCTAGTAAACCCCTTTCGTCTTTTGGTTCCCCTGTGATTGGGTCCACAGGTATTCCAGATATTGTTGTCATGCTATACTAATCCTCTAGGTGTGTATCGTTGTTGTACTGGTGCCTGAGATGCTAACAGACCGGGGAATGCCACCTGCCCCTGCTTAATGCTTAAAGCTGGTGGTGCTGGTGGTCTGTAATCCTGTGCTGTACTTTTATCAGTCAATATTTTTCCTATCTCTGCATACCCTGCTTTCTCTGCGTCAGTTAAACCTTTCTTCTTTTTCTTCTTTTCATCATCGTCTGTGGCAAGCAAACTTTCAGGAACTGGCATGCCAGCATGAGGGGATGGTCCACCAACGGGTCCTGCAACTGGTGCATGACGACCTGCCATCTGGGGGCTAGTATTTTGATCTGCTATTGCTTGCATTTCTGATGCCTGATCCTGATGCCATTCATCCAATGCTTCAGAATCCATTTCATTACGATCTAATTCATTTTCCGGGTCTGCTAAGAGTTTTTGACGGTCCAGCATAGCAGTTTTATCTGATGCTTTGTCTATGAGATGATCTTCCAATGCTTCTGTATCCCCCATCCTCATCAGTGGGTCTACATAGTCCTCAGAACTTCCTGTAGGACCTTGTAGAAAAGATGTGCCACCACCTAAATCCTTATCCCAATCATCTCTGTTATGGTATCTGTCAACTGCCTTTAGGAAGTTCCTTCCTTCCTGACCTGTGGTGTTGTAACGTACTTTATTATTACTCATTAATGTGCCATGCTTCCCTCTATCTTGGAGTATTCTTGGAGCAAGCAACCCTTCCATGTTACGGTTTCTCATTGTTCTCATAGTATCCTCCTATCCTAATAGTGATAGTCCACCAGCAGCAAGGCCCATATAGGGGTTGCCAGTGGCACCAAAAGCAGATAATCCGGCACCTAGTGCCCCTGACAATTTATTGCCACCTGACATTGGAGTTGTCTGGGTTGAAGTTTGACCTCCGGGGGCACCTGCTGTAATATTTGATAAGAACATGGCATTATTTTTATCCCAATCACGTCCCTCAAGCCACTGACCATGATCGAAGTCAAGCTGGTTTTGCTGCCTGTTCTCAATGTCTGAACCCACCTGAGACAACAACTGAGCATCCTGTATCCCAGCCTGTCTCCCTGCTTGTGTTCCTGCCATCTGTTGCTGTGCACCTCTAAGACGTACATCCTGTGCTGCTAAATCTCTATCTGCACCTGCCAGTTGACGTTGCTGATCCATACTCATGTCTGCTTGTTTTCTGGCAGCAGCATCTGCAAATGCTTTGTCAAGATATTGTGTCTGTGCATCCATTATAGCCTGATTACCTTCAGCAATAGCAGTTCCTTTCATTAGTTCACCCCTTGATCCGAAAGAACCACCTAATGCCTTATTTTCTCCTGCACCAAGTTCGTTAAGGCTTTGACGTATGTTCTGCCTACCTCTTCTCCCCATAGCATCCATAACTGCTGTTGTCTGATCTCCCATGTAGTCCTGTATTTTAGGACCTTGCAGGAAAGATTGTTTACCAACATCCTGAGCATTGTAGCCGGAAACCTGTTGCCCAACTCCTGCTGCCTGACCAAATGCTTCCTGACCCTGACCTTGCATGCCACGTATCTGATCCCGTGATGTCAAGGTATCTTCTCCTGCTTTAGCAAATCTCGGCCCCTCAAACTTTTCATGTGGCTTTGCTGCTGCCTGAGATGCTAGATCAAAAGTCTTTTGTCTCATGGCCTTGACTTCAGGATCAAGCTCAACCTTTGAGGTGGTTGTCTGTGGCTTATCCCCTCCTCCTCCAAGCAACCCAGAAAGGAAGTAGCTTCTGAGGCCGGATTTAGTTTTCTTGCCAGCACCACCCATGCTCTTCAGGACCTTAGCTTCTTGTGGATTTATAAAAGCAGGGAACTCCCCCGGTGGAGCATTCCGTCTTAATACTCGTGCTGCTTGTTGTTGTGTCATTGGCATATCTACCTTATGTGTACGGATTTGTTGATGTTACTGGCTTGCCCTGAGCATCTTCCGTTACCAGAGTTACACCCAAGGTGCCACCTGTAACTTTGAGCTTGTACCAGTTGCTATTGCTTGTGTCTTTTAAAATAATTGAACCTGTATCAATCACTGAGTCCCTGTTTGTTTTCATTGTAACACTCTCCTCATCTATAACCAGTGAGGCAAGGTCAGTCATATATACCCTGTCATATTCAGCAGGGGGGTTAGGGAGTGGTTTCTGTGTTTTCACCGTGAACCTGCTGCATTCCCGTCGAACCTAATCTCCCCGAATCTCCACTCTTGGTCAAAAGGTGATTCAATCCTTAAAAGTGACTGCCTGCCAGTAAACCTAGTGTCTGTGTATCCATCTGTTTCTAAATCATAAGGCCCCTTCACCAAGGGGTTGTTGTCATCTGGAGTATTTGCCACTGTCACCTTCATACGGAGTCCTTTGTTGCCAGCATCTGTGTCTGTTAAAATCTGGGTAATATTCATCATCTTATTACCACCTCCAACTTCTATGGCACCAGTCTCTGCATAGCATAAATGGGCTTCACTACTTACATTAGGATGAAGGTCAGTATCAACACCTTTAGCAATTACCCTAGTTGAAAGTGACGATAAGGCTTCAACATCAGCAGGTGCAGTCACAGTCTGCTCCCTCAAGATAGGTGTGGATTGTGTGTCAGGATCAAGTTCATGCCTGTATAAATAACCATCCACTCCAGCAGCTACAGGATAGCCCAGTGAATCACTGCTCTCCCATGCTGATCTGTGTAACTCTCCAGTAGTCCAATGCTGTTCACGGTAACTATATGTTACATACCTAGTGGGGGTACTGTCTCCTTCCTTGGGATAAAACCACGTTATTTCTCCAAATTCTGCATTATGGCCTCCTGAAATTAACCCCTCAAGGTCAGTATTAATGTCACTGAATACATAGTCTGCCACATCACACTTTAACTCTTTTATATACCCCCCTGTATAACTCCAGAATCGTCCCTGTGACATCCAAGCCACAAAGTCGGCAGAACCAGCAACAGACTTAATTCCAAGGCAACCACCACCCTCTGCAAGACGTTCTATACCATACACGTAAGGTGGTCCTAAATAGTTGGTTTTCCAGACTGAATCTGTGAAGAATATGAGCACTCCATAACGGGTTTTGAAACCACCTATTATCCTTCCCTTAGTCTGTATTTCTATATCCCCGGCAGTATTGTCAACAGCAGGAGTAAAGTTAAAACTCTCTGCATGTGACCAAGCAATCTTCCTACTGTTACCTCCTGCTCCAATGCACATTATATGTCTCTCTGGAGTAACAAGGACACCAACATTATCTGTTGGGACTCCTGATGCTCCCGATTCATCCTCTAACAATGTTGCATTCGTGGCAGTCTGGGTTGCATTGTTAAATGAAAGACCTGATGTGTCCACAAACCAAATGCTACCTTCTCCAGTATGGCATGCCACCAGATCATCACCAAAGTTATCCATTTGCCACGTGGGAACAAAATTATCTCTCCATGCATCTGCATCAGCAACATCAGGATCAACGGCAGGAAACCTTGGGGTTCCATATACATCCCCACCATTTGCCGTGCCACCACTGCCATCTAGGTTTCTATCACCTCCATACTCCAGAGCACCGTAACCCAGACCTGAAATCAGGAAATCCTGCTGACTTTCAAAATCAATATTAGTTGCAGGTACACTTGCTCCTGTAGGTGTAATATCATACAGGGGAGCATTGGCCCCTGCCACCTGTGAACCGTCCCAGATTCTTAAAGACTGCACAGAACCAACAACAAGGTATCTAGCACCATTTGTCATCCTCCAAGAATGCAACCCACGAATCGGATCAGCTTCATCGGTAAATACTTCAGCAGTGATTACTGCATCAGTGTCACTGCCACCATTTGCACCAGAAACTACAATAGTAGGCACAGAAGTATATCCTGAACCACCACTGGTGACTTTAACTGTTGCTATTGCACCACCTACCACAGTGTACGTGCCAGCAAACCCTGAACCTCCCCCTCCCGTTGCTGAGAGATCACCATTACCTGAGTAACCTGTGCCAGCAGTAGTTATCTTTAATGACTTGACACCTTGTTTCTTCTTGATCTGGGTCGGAGCAAGTCTCTGCCATCCCCCTATGGGCCTCAAACGACCCTCAGAGAACCTGACTAAATTCCCGTCATACCAACGGTTCTTTGCTTGATACTGGGTGGCATTCTTATAAAAACCCGGTGGAATATCAATCGGTAGTAGAGGCATTATCTAGTATATCTTCCCACTTCTTGTATGGATGTTCTGCTGGTCACTTTTTTTCTGCCTGATAGACATGTGCTTTGTGACCTGTATTGTTTCGTATTCTTCTATGTCGGATTCACAGGTGGTATCTTTGTGTTGCATTTTTCTGTCAGCACCTTTGTTAAATCAATCCTCGTTATCTTCTCCTGACCATCCACCTCTTCCGGGGTCAGCTCCTCACGGATAGTATCCGTATAGCAGTCGCAAACCTGCCATAGTATCGTCTGAGGCATAAAAGGGTTCTTGTGCCTCCAGCTTACTGAGCACACCATCCAAAGACTTCTGATCTGACTGGTCGGAAAGTTGCCATCGTACTTTGGAGTAATCGGCTTGTGTTGCTGGCACCC